AGTTAAATATAGTAAGCATGGAGAAGATGCTCCTGTTATTGCTGTAATTGACGGAGAAACATGGTCAGTTTCTCAATCTGAAGATAATAGGCATTGGAAAGAAATTTTAAAATGGTTAGCAGAAGGCAACACGCCTGAGCCAGCAGATTAATGAAAAACTTTGACTTAGCTACGTTACTTGCTGGAATCATACCAGTAATGCTTGCTGCGATGTGGTGGGTTATTAGTAACGTCAATGAGTTAAGAGGTGAGATACAACTGTTGCAAGCTAACATGATGATGTTAGTAGATCCACAAGGACAGATTATTCCTAGTCCTGGTAATGCTTTTGCAAGACATGAGTTAAAAGAAGAGATATTTCAAAGATTCGCAGACTTACACGTTAGAGTAAAGTTACTGGAGGCTAAGAGTGAAGAAGGACAGTAGACTAGAAAGAGCAGGAGTATCAGGTTATAACAAACCTAAACGTACACCTAATCATCCTAAGAAGTCTCATGTTGTTGTGGCTAAAGAGGGTGACAAAGTTAAGACTATAAGGTTTGGTCAGCAAGGTGTATCAGGTGCAGGTAAGTCTCCTAAAACAGCATCAGAGAAGGCTAGACGTAAATCATTCAAAGCTAGACACGCTAAGAATATATCTAAAGGTAAGATGTCAGCAGCATATTGGGCTAATAAGGAGAAGTGGTAATGGCTATCGGATTATACGACAGAATACACGCTAAACGTAAAAGCGGAAGAAAGATGAGAAAACCTGGAGACAAAGGCGCACCTACTGCTGCTGATTTTAAAAGAGCTAAACGTACTGCTAAGAAAAAACCTAAGAAAGCTAAATAATGGAAGACCTAAACCAACAGATAGGTAGGCTAGAAGCACAGGTAGAATCTTTACAGCGTCAGATGGAACAGTTGCGTATAGACGTTCAAGGAATGACTGAGCTAGTGACTAAATGGAAAGGTGCTGGTGTACTGCTGTTAATACTAGGTGCTTCCTTTGGGTGGCTAGTAGATTTAATTATGAACAGATGAAAATAAGTAAGTTTTTTGTTGCTATTTGTGTTATGCTTCTTTTACAAGGATGTACGGCTTTAGGTATTGCTAAAGCTATAATGCCAGGTAAATCTGGTACTAATGTTAATGCTAATGCTCAAGTAGGTAAAGAGAATACACAGCAGGTAGTAGGTCAACAAGACAACACCAAGATCGAAGGTGAGAATGTTAATGTTAGTCAGAAAGAAAATGACACCAGCATTAACACATCTAAAGTAGATAGCCTAGTGCAAAATAATACTAATGTACCGATGTGGTACTTATTGTTGTTGGTATTAGGGTGGTTACTTCCTAGCCCACAAGAGATCTGGGCAGGGTTTGTCAACTCAATAGAAAGAATAATTCATGGCAAGAAGCGTAACAGCCGTAAAAACAAGAACAAACGATAGCGCAAAGGTTGATATGTATACTGTTCCAGCAAAGAACACTGCTGAGATACATATGATTTATATCTTAGCTACTGCTGGTAATGAGGATGCAGACTTGTACTGGTATGACAGTCACACAACAACAGAGTATCCGTTAGCCCATGCTAAGACATTACAAGCAACTAATGGTGAGTATTTGTTGTTAAAAGACTTACAGATAGATTTAAAAGAGAACGATGTAATTCGTGTTAAAAATAGTGGCACATCAAGCACGATTACTTACATAGTAACTATGGAATTAAAACCATCATTAGCAACACAATTTCACTCATAGGAGATAGATATGCCAGGATACGGATACGGTAAACCAATGAAGAAAAAGAAACCAGTAAAGAAAAAGAAGTAATACCTAATAGCAAGAAAACCAAAAGGTTTAGATAATGAACTACCTAGATTTAGTTAATGACGTACTAATAAGACTGAGAGAAGACGAGGTAACTGCTACAACAGATACTCCGTACTCTAAACTTATCGGTAAGTTTGTTAACGATGCTAAAAGAATAGTAGAAGATTCGTATCAGTGGAATGCTTTGTCTGAAACGTTGACGGTTACTACTGCTGATGATTTGTTTAACTATGTTATGACAGGATCAGGACAACGATTTAAAGTCATTGATGTTATTAATAGTGAGGACAATTTTTTCTTAGAGTATATGCCTTTTAGTCAGATGAATAATTTGTTTCTTAATCAGTCACCACAAAAAGGTTCTCCATACTACTATAACTTTAATGGTGTTGATGCTAATAACGACACTCAAGTGGATATCTTTCCTATTCCTGATGGGGTTTACAATGTGTTCTTTAACATTTATAAACCACAAGAACCTCTAAGTGCTGGAGCAGATGTACTTAAAGTTCCTTCAGAGCCTGTACTTAAATATGCTTACGCTATGGGTGTAGCAGAACGAGGTGAGGATGGTGGGTTAGCTGCACAAGAAGCCACTGCACTAGCTGATGCGTCTTTAGCAGATCATATAGCTATTGAGAACGGCAGATACAGTGACGAATATGTTTGGCATCAAGTCTAATGGCTGGTAGATTACAATCATCGACAATATCAGCACCAGGCTTTCTTGGTATTAACACACAAGAGAGCAGTGTTGATCTTGCATCAGGCTATGCACTAGAAGCATACAACTGTGTCATAGATAAGTTTGGTCGTATAGGTGCTAGACGAGGCTGGCAGAAAGTAAACAGCTCTACTAACTCTGATCTAGGTACTAATGATATCGAGTTTATTTATAACATACCTGAGACAGATGTAACGCTATGTGCTGGTAATAATAAAATACTTACCAGAGCTAGTGGAGCAAGTACATTAGTAACAGCAGTTAATACTACAGTATCTAATGCAGCAGGGACAGGTACAACAGCATACAGCATCACAGGTAACGATTGGATGGGTGCTAGTATTGTGTTCGGTGAAGGACCGGATATTAGTCCTCATGCTTACTTAGCACAAGCAGGACATTTACCGTTAGTCTACCACAAACTGGGAGCTAGTCATGCACACACAGGTGCTTATGGTTTTAACTTACTTAGCGATGCTGGCTCAGTACCTACCACCTACGCTTCTCCTAGTGATTTTAAGCCTAATGTAGTTATAGGCGCATATGGTAGAACATGGTGGGCTGACATTGTTAACGACGAACAAACACTTTACTTTAGTGCGTTACTAGATGGTACTAATCTTGCAACAGGTGACTCAGGTTACTTATCATTGATTGATGTGTTTCCTAACGGAGACGAGATAGTAGGACTAGCAGCACACAACGGTTTCTTAATTATATTTGGTAGAAGAAACATTGCTATTTACGCTAACCCTATTGATGTTACTCGATTAGAGTTAGTAGATTTAGTAGCTAACGTAGGATGTATTGCTAGAGACAGTATTGTTAATACAGGTACGGATGTTATGTTCTTGTCTGACACAGGTGTTAGAAGTATTGCTCGTGTTATTCAAGAAAAGTCAGCACCTATAAACGACATATCGTTTAATGTCAGAGATGACTTAGTATCTTTTGTAGAATCTCAAGGTACTAACACAATAAAGATTAAAGCAGCTTACTATCCTAAAGATGCTTTTTATATTTTAACACTGCCTTTATCTAAGTATGTATTTTGTTTTGATTTGCGAGGTAGACTACAGAATGGTGCAGCAAGGGTTACTATCTGGGATAGCATTGAACCCACCGCCCTACATGTCACTTATACAGGCGATCTTCTTCTAGGTAAAGAAGGTTACTTGGGTAAATACAATGGTCATTTAGATGACACAGAAACCTATAAAATGAAATACTTTACTAATCATTTTGATTTAGGTAGTCCTACAACATTAAAGTTTTTAAAGAAAGGAAACTTTACAGTTGTTGGTGGTATTGGTCAGAACGTAGTTATTAAATATGGATTTGATTATGTTAGTTCTTATCGAGACATAAGAAAAACATTAAAGGCAGGTACTGTTACTGAATACAACATTGATGAATATAGTATCGGTGAGTATACAAACGGTCTTGCATTAGAAGAAGTTAAGTCTAACTTAGCAGGTTCTGGTTCTATTATTCAACTAGGATTTGAAGCAGA